AGCATGGATGACAGGCATTCTGAATGGGCGTCCTCTCAGTCTCTGATTGATGCACAAATGGCAGCGGCTAAGGATGCAAAGATGCTAAAGGAAGCGCAGAGCTTTTGCACCGCTACGAGGGGCGAATCTATCCCGATTTGGAATGCTGATGGCGAGATTATTTGTCAACCACGAAAGGGGAAGAAATGAGCGATAAACAATGGCACGGCTACTATCCTGAGCCGCTGCGGGAAGCGCCGAAGGTAGAAACAGAAGTATTTTCACCAGAGCACCATAGCCAAAACACAATTTATGCATGCTGGGATTGGCGCAACGACGAATTTGATATTTGTATGCTCCAACGCGGTCGTCTGCACCTCACCCGCGAAGCCGCAGAGGCTCAGGCGCGGTTTGAGATTGAGCAGGCTGGTGGTGTTGTATGGGCGAACTAATCGCAGTCCCAATCTGGGCTTTGATCTGCGCGACCCCCTTCATTGTTTTGGGCATTGGTGCTGCTGTGGCGATTGGGGTTTTTGTTTGGGGATGTATTCAAGGAATGAGGAGGGGTTTATGACTAACACAATACTGACGCCAGAGCAGATTGACGAAATTGGCGACAAACACCGCCCAAGCAACGGCCCCAAGTCCATGCTGGACTACACGGATGCTATCGTTGCAGCCACCTTAGCCGAGCTGGTGCAGCGGGCGGGTGTGGAGGAAGTTTTGTTTGCAAGAATGGACAATGACGGAACGGTGTCCCAGCGGAATGACGGCCAACCCGATGCTGCTTGGATTGAGTACAAGCACAGCGGAATAACCGCCAAGCTCTACCCACCCGAAGCCATCGCCCAACTGCAAGCACGCATCGAAGCACTGAGCGCCGAAGTGGAGCGGCTGAAAAATAACCCACGACAATCTGCATTCGGCAAAGAGTCAGAAAAACTTGCTGATGACTACCTTACTTTAAGCCGTGCGTTCAATGAGCTATTGGCAGAACGCGACCAACTGAGCGCCCAGCTTGAGGCGATGGAAGCCCGCAAAGACGCGGCGTACCTTGAGCGCAATCAGCTTGTGGCGTTGGTTTCAAAGCTGTTCCCCGCTGGAACCAAGCGCACCGCCATTGAAGGATGGTCAGACGACTGGCACGGGTGCGTTTACATCGACCTGCCAACAGGACAGGCGAGCTGGCACTACCACGACAGCCAAGCCTACCTGTTTGAACATCTGCCACCATACGTTGGAGATTGGGACGGCCACAGCACCGAACAGAAGTACGAGCGCATCGCCCAGCTTGAGGCGCAGGGGGAGGCGGTGGAGCCTGTAGCGTGGTTTGCTTTTGGCGACAGCAATGGCCCGGTTCCGCTTGAGCTGTACGGATGGGATGAAAAGGCCTGCAAGCATGCCGTGCTGACGAATGCCAGAAGCGTTGGCTGGAAAGGCACGCTGGATGGCTACTTGTACCAACAGGGTTGGACCATCAGGCCTGTCTACACCCACCCAGCACCCGCAGCGCCAGTGGTGGAGCTGACGGACGAACAAAAGCGTAACGGTGTTCAGGCGTTAAAAACAACTCTGTACCGTGGCGGCAGCAATGTGCATCTACCCGCTGAATCATGGATAGAAGATGCCTTGTGCGCAGCCCTCCAAGCCGCACCAGCGCAGCCTGTTAATCAGGTGCTGGTGGATGCGTTAAAACACATCGCCAATGACAACTGGCCCGACGCTGACCTAAGCGCAGAGGAATATGCTGCGCTAGTTCTCGCCCAAGCACAAGCCCAGACATCATCAGAAACCTAGGGAAAACCCCTATTTTCAACAACTGGCGCTAGAAGCAAAATCAAGGCTTTAAAGGAGAAAACTATGCGAGTTAAAGGAACAGTTAAAGCGTGGACTACATCACAATGGTTTGATATTGCACATATTGAAAATTTGGTAAAAGATGACCAAGGAGATGATGCGGCACAAAAATTGAGCTACACAAATTCAGATATGTCTGACACAGCCGATTGGGTCGAAGTCGGCATTGCCACGATCACAGTCGAATTCTTCCCCCGTGAAGCCATCGTTTCCAAGCAAATCGAAGGCCTGCGCGAGCAACTGCGCCAGCATCGCATTAACGCGGAGCAGGCAGAGCAGGCGATTCTTTCGCAGATTAGCAAGCTCACGGCGATTACAGCATGAAGCTCAAAAGCTACCTCATCGAGCAGATGGAATCTGGACAACCTATAACATTGGACAACTATGGAAAACAAAAAACTTTGGGACAGCGTGAAGGTAACCAACCCAAGCGCAGTGAAACCGATCACGGGAAAACCGTACAAGGGCAACAGCCCAAAGCCGTATTGGCTCATTGAACGAGCTACAGAGGTCTTTGGCCCTATTGGTATTGGCTGGGGCGTAACCGTCAAATCAGAGCGTTTTGAGCGCATTAGCGATACCGATGTGCTGCACGTTGCGGTGGTGTCTGTTTGGTATGTTTTGGATGGTGTTCGGGCCGAAACATTTGACCAGATGGGAGGAACAAAAGCAGCCTACATGACGGGCAAAGGCGTCCTAATGGTTGACGAAGATGCTGGCAAAAAGTCCGTCACCGATGGCATGGTCAAGTGCATGTCAATGATGGGTTTCTGCGCAGATATTTTCAGCGGCTTGTGGGATGACTCCAAATATGTAGAGTGGGCTGCTGGACAGTACGAAGAAGCGCAGCCAGAACAAGACATGTCGCCACAAGCCATTGCAAAAAGGATTGTTGATGGCGTGAAAAACAAAGATACAGTGAATGCTGCCATTTACTTATCGGGTCTTGTAAAGAGCGAGTTGGATGGGATTTGGGCGTTTATTGACCCAGCAACTCAAGAGCAACTTATCGCCGCATGGCCCAAAGAATGACAGCTCTTTACAAACTAACCAATCAGTACCTAGAGCTGGCTGAAAAGCTGGCCGAAGGTGACTTCGATGCGCAAACCATAGCCGATACCATCGAAGCCTCTGGAATCAGTGACGAGCTGACCGCAAAGGCGCAGGGCATCGAATTTGTGGCTCGTGGTGCGGAGGCTCACAATCTGGCGATTGATGCGGAGATTGCCCGTTTACAGGCTCTCAAGGCGCAGCGGTCAAAGGTTGCCGCAGGGCTTCGGGCCTACTTGCTGGACAACATGCAACGGGCTGGAATCGAGAAGATCGACTGCCCTTTGTGTAGCTTCAGCGTCCGCAAGAATCCGCCAAAGGTGGAGATTTTCAGCGAGAACCAATTGCCCGCCAAGTTTCTTGTGCCACCAGAACCCAAGCCACCAGCGCCAGACAAAAAGGCAATTGGCGATGCGCTAAAGGCTGGCGAGGATGTGCCGGGGGCGAAGCTGGTGCAGGGGGTTCGGCTGAATATTACTTGATCCCAGCAGCGGCGCGGCATTCGTAATAGATGCCCGCCACTTCGGTTAGCTTGTCAAGCAGGCTTCCCATGCTTTCACTTGCTAGGGGTGTCAGTTTTGGGCAGCTTGCTACTATCAGCGGATTTGGTTCCGGCGAGGGCTTGATTGGCCAACTGCAACCCGTTAGCAGGCAGAACACAATCACGGTAAATAGTGTTTGTTTCAACTTCACGGCGCACCTCGTTTTGAATTGTCTTGTTGACGATCTTTAGGCTGGCAATGGCTTTGGCGCTGGCAGCATTCGCAGCATCCACGGCCTCGGCAATGTGCTGATCTTCGCGGGCTTGGCTTGCATACTCATAGTCCTTGCCCAGCTTAAACCCGCCAGCACCAGCGACGATTACCGCAACTAGACACGTAATGATTAGGTACGGGTTCATTTTGTCTTGGGCTGGTCAACCATGCGCCCAGCAATGCCAAGCACTAAAAGCGCCACGGTAACGCCTTGGACGATGTTTGGCGAGATGCTGGCCTTCATGTCCTCGGGAATGAACATCCACGCTCCTTGAATAGAGCCAGCCAGCGCCATAGCCTGTACGCTAACCATGCGCCAAGATTTCTTCCAGTTTGGTATCAGTTTCATTTCATGCCTTCCGGTGATTCAATGCTGTAATGGTTCCCGTCATTAAATCGGCCACCCCATCGGCACAGTTCGTGCAGACCTTCCCAAAACTCACCAAGGGGTTGGTGATCTTCTGTAGTCTGTAGAAATACACCATCTTTGAACAGGTTGTAGTCTTGCGCAAGGCGGTTTTTGTGGTTGCTGTCTTTGTGGCCGTAACCCATTTTTACGCCCATCGCCCCGTGAACTCGTGGGTCGCGGTAAGCATCGCCCAAGGTCAACTCATAGCCTTGTTCATATGCATAATCCACCAAACGAGGAAGGAGTTTTGCAAATAGTTTTTGACGTTCACCAAGTTTCATGTCATCTCCATTTGAGTACACCGCCATGCCGCGAGCATGTTCCGGACCGGTGTTTGCTGTAGCTTACAGTCCCATCCTTGCAGTCAGCTCGTACGGGATTCCCATACGACATGTACAGTCCTATGCAGCACCACATGACAACGACGAAAAGGATAACCCATTTCACTTGTCGGCCTTTTTGTCTAGCTTGTCGCTAATCTCTCGGAACATGCCACGAATTTCCACGGCAAAATCTTTAAAGTCGTCCCGGCGCGTGTAGTCTTTGGCTATTTCTTCGCGCAAGTTTGATAGGTCTTGTCGTAGGTCTTTCACAGCGCCCCATAATTCTCTGGCAAACCAACCAATGACGGTTAATGTGACTCCAGCGCCTAGGTTGATGATTGTTTGCCAGTCGTTCATACGTGTCCGGGATCAAAGAAGTTGCAATAGTCTCTGCATACTCGCGCAACGTTTCCGCGCCATCCTGAATGGTATTGAAGGCGCTTTAACCGTGTTGAAAATGTCCATTCGCCCTTAGTTGGTCGATCCCAAGTAACAAGCGCCAATTCTGTGTAGTTGCACCAAACATCAATGACCAATGCAATAACCGTGATGGGCGTCACTAATAGCCACCATCCACCGCGCTCTGCTTGGACGGCGATGGGGTAAAGCAGCATTAGGATTAGTGTCACAACTGCGCCCGGAGTTCGTCTGCTTCGGCCTCCACAGCATAAACAGCAGAAACGCCGGGAATGGCGGACAAGTCTAAAGCGCCATCGGTGATCTGCTTAAATGCTTCATTCATTAGCATGATGGTTTCGCGCAGGTTGCGCTGGGTTAGAGTGTGTTTTGCGTCCAATGCATTTAGCTTGTCTTGAACGGTTGGCGCGGGCGGCTTTGGTCGCAGTTCTTCCGCTTCTTCGTCTGTGATCTGGCTCGATCCCGTGGGAAGCAGGTGCGCAAAGCCATCTTCATCAAGAAAATGCAAAGAATTGTCGGGTGCTTTGTAGTACATGATTTTTCCTTAGCGAAGCTCGGCGCAAATGGCCGTGCCAACAGAGACAGAAATACTGTATGACGCCCCTGCGGGTATCACAATACAACCACCGCCATATGCACTGGCTGAAGTCCACCCAAAGATAGTTGGCAACGTAAAGCCATTTACCACCAGCACAAAATTTCCCACTGATGCGGAACTTTGCCCAAAGATGAACAGTATGGGTTTGCCGGTGGTGTTGTAGTAAGTCACTCCATTGTTGCGGGTGACGGATTGCCATGCCTGCCCAAACCCCAAAGACTGCATAGCTGCCAAAGCCTGCCCGCCCACTGGCTGAACAAGGCTAGGAGATTGTGCCCATGTACCCGCTGTCGTTTGAGTGCTGCGGAAAATGCCAACAACCTTAAATGCAACTCCAGTGCGGGCAGTTGTCGAATAAATAACAGTCGCAGAATCAGCAGCGCCAGCGCCACCTTCTGCAGTTGTATTAATAAGAGTTGTTTCGTCCAGATTGATGCCGCCAGCAAGGTTGCACCATGCAAGCTCCATTGTCCCTGCGTTATTAATAGCAAGAATCATAATATCACTTTGTTGCCCGCTAATAGTTCCACCAGTAGAGCCGCTGGAAATAGTGGTTGTGATTTGCGAAGCATTACTAACTAAAACAGGTAATCCACTTGTTAGAGTGGTAGACCGGAATGCAAGCGTAGTCGGGTTTAGCTTGAGCGTCAGCGCATTGCCAGAAAGTGTGTAGTCAATAGACTGCATTTGTTTGCCAGCCGTTGCAACCAATCCAGCAGGAGTTACTGCGCGAGAGGTATCCGTTCCCGCTTGCGCCTCTGCTACCGTAGCAAGTTCGACAAGGCCCTTAACGGTTTCCGATGCATCTGGCGCAGTAGCTGAGGATTTAACAATCAGGCCGGATATACTCTTATCTGTACTTCCCTGACGTACAAGCAGCAAATCAGCATCACCCAACGATGAAGCAGTGCCAAGGTCAGACAAGCTAACGTCAGTTGCGCCAAGCGTGGAGATAATCGCAGGCTCATTACCAGCCAGCGAAAGTAGCGCGGTTTCTTGAGCGACAAGAGCTAATACTTGCGCTTCTTCTGTAGGGGTCAGTGCCATGATTTTCCTTATAGGTCGCCAATTTGGCGAGAATATCCAACAGTGCGAACATTTGCACCGCCAACAATTGGCTGATCGCCGTTAAGCGTTGCGGTTCCGAGTGTCAAAGTAGCGGAGGCCGTAACTTTCAAAACGTGAGCGCCTGTCGCCCCCTTATAGCCAATCGCAATCAGGTATTTATTAGGGTCTGCCATGTCGATAGCTTCCAACCGGATGGCGCTGTCTGCATAAGGAAACAACCCGGCCCCGGTTGCATCGCTTACCTTGTCCCGATTGATATAGCGGAAAATAGTGCGGAAAAGCCAATTCAGCCACTGCGCAGGGAGCGGTTGCCCACGACCATCAGAGCGCATGGGGACAAATCCATTGCCCAGAGTTGAATCCGGCAACTGGACAACGTTAGTCTGCCCGTCTGAGTAATTAACGACTGATTCGGCAAATGTGGTCATGTTCTGAATTATAGCTTTTAACTATAAACGCCTGTTAGGTGGTAGCCTGAATCTATAAATGTTTGGGTGTTTGGGTCATTCACTCGCAAACGTCCCGGCCCGACCGCCAATTTGAATCCGTTAGCGGTCAGGAAGGATGGGGCGATGCCACCTAGAACCGGGCCAGTCGTTTCCTCTGCGCCTTGCGGGCTTACCCGGATGCGGTTGCCGTTTGCTGTCAGGCGTGTGCCTTCTCCAACATTCAAAACATTGTCAGGAACTGCGCGAGAAAATCGGAAAGCTGGGGCGTGCGCATAGCTCACCATGACCTGCACATCGCTGATAGCAGCCGGGGCAAGACCTTGGATGGTTTGCTGCAAACCAGTCGGAACCGTAGGCCCGCCCGTGAATAGCATAGCCGTTGCTGGATATTGCTCGATGTATTGGATTTCGTCTGCTTGCGTAAGCGTGCGAAGCCCTTGAATCAAATCGTCCGGTGTTGCGTTTGATGTATTGACAAAGATGCGGAAAGCAATCGCAGCTCGGTACTCATCATCATCGCGCCCGTTTCTGGGTTCACCAACGATATGCCCAACGCCATCTAGCTGCGCACCAATGGCAGTATTGGGCCAACGCTCCGTGCGTAGTTGCTCAATGGTCGCCAATGCGCCTTGAAGCGGGCGCACCATTGCCTCAACCATTCCCCGGAGTTTTGGCTTCTCCGAGAATTGATTGGTCAGGCGTGAAAGTGCGGTGACGATCAGGTCAGTCATACACCAGTCACCACAACACGGGAAGCATCAAACGCCACGATTTCAGCGCGTCCAACTGCGATATTTGCAGAGCTATAGGATGGCGTGCCGCTTATCGTGCTGGTTACTGCGGCGGTGATCGTCATGGATGCAATGCCTGGGATTGCGTCATAAATCGGCCCATAGAACCGCTGAACGATAATATCGTCAGCCACTCCAATATTGGAATTGGCAAAATCAACCACGGCAGAGCGAATGCCAGCGGCTGCGGTAGCTGGTAGCGTTTCCTCTGAATTGAGCGCAGTCACCGCCACAGTCACCCAGCCATAGACCGTTTCTGCACGGCTAAAACTCACCGTTTGATTGTCGCCAGCCGTGTCGGGTGTTTGAATGGATACATTGCCGTATGTCTCAATGCCTGCGGGTTTATAGAGCCACAATCCAGCGGCAATATCAGAATTTAGACCGCCTTGCACTACTGTTTCAAACGCATGGGCCGGAATGCCGTCTACGGGCAGGGAAGTACGATTCTCGTAAATCCGCACACTTGTAACCCCATCCACGTTTGCCAGTAAACGGGCTTTGATGGCTTCAACAGTAGCAGAGCCAGTGCTTCGCACCGATGTGGCATGGCGGGCGCGTAGGCTTACGTCTGACTCTACATCGTTACCAGTTGCTCCGGCCACAAGGTTGAACAACTCCCGGCCCGCGTCGGTTGTGGTCATGGCTCCAACAGGCACAACCGTGGCCCCATTGGTATCGGCTACAAACACGATAGGGCTACCGCGCCGGGTGATATTCAGCTTTGAATCTACCGTGATAGCAAAGGGTGAAACACCGTCCGCAGAATAGAACCGCAAAGTATCGGAGGTGACTGAAACGGTGAAAATATCCGTATCCAGCAAAGCAGCCAGCCCGGCCAGAATTTCGGCAGCGGTTGCGCTTGAATCGCTGGTGTACGTCACCGAAGTGCCAGCGGCCAAAATCTGATAACTCGCGGAGTTTGTGACTGTGCCAACTTGGATAGATACATCCAGAGCATTGGCGCGGCTGATAACTACGTCTGAGGTGCTAAAGAATTGGACGCCGTTAACCAGTGCGAAAGCATTGGCCGGGACTACCTCGCCATCAGTTCCATAAGCGGCGGCTGTTACTATCGTAGGGCTAGCAGCCAAACGTGACAGGCCGACAAACGACACCGCGCCATCAAGACTAACACCCTCTGCGCTGCGCGGGTACATAGCATCGTAGGTATCCTGCATGATGCTATTGATGCTGTCCACAGCCTCGGCCACAATGCCGATAATCTGCCCCGCCACGGCATCAGGATTGGTGTTTACCGGGCCTAGTGCGTCGATAAAGTCTGCATCTAGGTCGGATTTAATCTCTGGCAGTGTAGGGCGGCTAAAGCCTTCGGCGGTCAAACTCATAGAGACACCTCAATCAATCCAAAAGGCGTAGATGCCTCAAATGTGTAGCTCAGTACGCGGGTTTTTCGGTCAAATGTATAGCTGAAAGTGGATATACCACTGACGCTATCAACCTCAAGAATTGAGGCCCGAATAGCGGCCAAAGCGCCAGCCAAACTAATGCGCTTGCCTAGAATGTCCTCTAGGTACGGCGTCCCTGCTTCGGTATCCAAAAACCATTCACCGCGCCAGAGTTTCAGCTTTATCAAAATGTTCTGTTTGACCCGTTCCGCACCGCGCACGATGGCTAGGCCCAGATTGCTTGTGTCTAGGTCGTGATTGGCGTCTAAAAGCAAGTCATTCATAAAGCTATTGTATCAGTCTAGGTAATAGGTAAAACCTATGCTGGAGGCAGAGTAGTGCCGCCGCCTGATATGTTGTGGATATGGCTATCTCCGATGTTCTTGCCGTTATGCTTGACGCTAGGCCCGGTAAACGTCAGTCCACCCGGCGCAACTATCTCCACATCACCACCAGAGCCAAAACGTATATAAGCAGCGCCGTTATAGACCACCATATCAGTCTCGTTGCCGCCTTGCCCCGCTGCGCTGTTATCCATCATCAGGGCATAGGCGTCGGTTAGGTCGTGCCTGCGCATATCGTCGCTGTTATCTGCGGCTTGTTGGGCAAAGACTAAATGGCATTTGTCCCCGGCCTTGATAGGCCCGCGCACCCCGCAAGTGCCGCCGCTAAACACAGGCCAGCGCACCGGAACCGCGTGGATTACGGGGAACGGGAGAATGTCGCCATCAATGAACCGCTTGGATGCCAGCGGGCGAACCGAAGCTAATCCACCGGAATAACTCACCACTTCAGCGGCAATGCTGGTATTTAGGTCGATCAGCTCCGATTTAATTAGGGCGCGGAGTGCGGATAGTCCGTCTGATGTTTGCTCTGCCATTAAATGAACCTCAGAGTAAGTTCTGATTGAAAAACGCCGCCAAAGTTAGAACCCGCGTGCGTGACGGACTCCACCCGGAAAAACGTGCCATCAATGCCACGGGATTTCACCTGAACCACAGACCCGGGTTCAATCGTAGGCTGTAGTAGGCTCACCACCTTATAGCCCTGCACCTCTAGCTTTGTCTCCACGTCGCCATCCGTTGTAGCTTTGCGGCGCTGAATTACTCCGGCTGTGTTTACCGTGATGCCTTGCTTGGCTGCTGCCTTGTCTGACAGGGTTTTAGCCTCAAGGGCGGGGCTACCGATTAGCCCGGTTTCTTCGGATAGCACAATGGCCGTACGCTGGACTACGCCGCCTTTCTTGATTACCTGAATCTCTTGGTTTTGGATAGACCATTCCAATCCAAGATAGTTACATACCTTCGTCATGGCCTCGCGGGAGCGGCCAACAAAGCTAAACCCGCCCGGATAGGATTTGTCCTGAATGTCTGTAGGGAACTGGCGTACGCTCAAATCAAACGATTGCGCAACAGTACGAAGAACACCCAGCCCACTAGCGCCAGCAGGAAACGAGAATGACCGCTTGCTATCTCGATAGGCAATAAGTCCATCATCCAGCTCCAACTTTGTCACCCAATCCGGGCCATTGCGGACAGTCAAAGACCTGCGGACAATGCCCACAAAGATGGTTTTAGCGCCTACGTCCTGTTTGTATCCCGCCTTTAGGATGACCGCGTTATTAGGTGTCTCGATTAGCTTTTGGCTATCGGGTGAAAGGTTGTAAATCTCGATGGTTGAATTGTTCAGCGTTTCGGTGCTGGTTTTCTCGATTGAAAACTCAATGCGCAGCCCAGCAACCTCGACGCCCTTGCCGCCTGATTGCCCGATAACTAACGATACGTCACGATCAAATAGCATTTAGAACCACACCGTTTCGCCATCGTCCCATTCCGATGCGCCATCGTCCCAGATACTGTAAACAGTCCCGATAGGGGGAATAGGCACGGGATTGGTTCCAGTTTCCTCTGGGTCGTAGTAATACAGCCCATAGGTATTCGTGCCTACATCGTCAAAGGTGGGCCGATAGGTTGACCCGTTGATGTGCAAGAAATACAAATCACCTGCCAAGCCTAAACGCTGGAAAGCACCAGTAAGCGGGTAATTGGCTACGCATTTCACGTTCACCAGAATATCCGGCCCATTCAATTCGGAGAATGACAGGCTCCAATATCCTCCCCATTCATTCCAGAGCATTCGGATAGTGAAAGGGATGCCGCCAATGGTCACATCAGCCGTTTGATTAGAACGGCCTGCGATTAGTGGGATTTCTTGAAGTATTGGCATGGTTATCCCGGCAGCAAACTGCCAGTTACTGAAGAACCGATAGATTTAAGCAGTGTGCTTTTCTGTTTTTCCTTGGTGACTTCCTTGGTATCAGTTTTCCCGCCCTTTGCCTCTGGCTGGGTTTTCTTGGAAGTCGCACCAGTCGCACCGCCTTCTTTCTTGTCCAGCTTGCGGCTGATACCTGGGGGAACGTCTACGGTCTGGGTTTGAACCAATCGGATATTGACAAACTGCAATGTAAACGGCAAAGCCTCACCAGTGCCGGTAGATCGGCTAATGTTGCATGACGCCAGCGCCATGTCTGTATAGACCTTGTAGCGGGTGTAAACAGTAAGCGGTGCGCGGAGTTTGGTCAGTTCTCGCAGCCAGTCGAAGTGCGTTTGCAGTCGTGCGGAGAATAGCCCGCCATCAATTGAGCCGGGGAACTGCGCGGCCACTTCTGGGTCAATCGGGGCATTTGTGATTAGTCCGGTAATGCTCAGTTTGTCGGCTTTTGGCTGGATGTGGTCAGCAACAGGCGCACCAAGCTCCACCGGGTTCTCGGTCACATCGTTTGACCAGTCGTGTGCCTCATCGCTCATAACGTCCAGATCAATGCTGATTAGATCAGACGCTATGGACGTTGGAGACTTGCGCGGGTCGTAGATAAGACCTAGGCTCATAGTGCTTGCCCCATTTGACGGCTAAAGAACTCAGGCGAC